CTGATTCTCAATTAAAGTCTCAAAGAGACAAAAAGCTGTTTAATGGATTTGCTACAGCTCAAGAAATTGATACACCTCCGACAGAATTAGAATCGTTCAATACTACTTCACAGCAGACTAACTTTATCCCTGCTAATCAAGAACTATTGAAAGCTACGTTGCTTCCAGGTAATTTTAAACTATCTCCTAATTTTACCTTAGAAATGTTATCCTCTAAAGCACCGGCCTCACCTGGTCAGTTTATAAGAACATTTACTGCAGGAGGAAGAACGTATACCTATGGAGAGCTAGCTTTCAATCTACAAGCAGTTGCACTTAACATCTGTGAGCCTGTTTTTAAGATCTACCCCGACATGTTTGTAACTTCTGGATACAGGAATTATAATACCGGGGATGATAGCAGATTATCTCAACATTTAAAAGGTCAAGCTGTCGATATTCAGTTTAAGGGATTACCTAAATCTAAGTATTTTGAGCGTGCTAAAGAATTAGCTAAAGCATTAAAGTATGATCAATTTTTATTAGAATATAAAACAGACGGAACAGGTATGCCTTGGATTCATATTTCATATGTAGATCCTGCTGCTAAAGCGACTAATAGATCTCAAATTTTAACCTTCTTTAACCATAAGACAAAAGGTCCTGGTTTAATTAACCTAGCATAATGACTATTTCAGGCGAAACTATTTCTGGAGGTTTTTTAGATCCTGAACTACTAGGAACCGAGCCTGCTGGTACCAATCTTTATTCCGTAAATGAGTATCAAGATTTCGTTGATAAAATAACTGTCGATACAGAAAATGAAGACCCTATTGGCATGTCTTATGGTAGTATATTAGATTTAAACGCTAATGTTACGGTTTACGGGACACCTATTACTTTAAATGAACTTACTAATAACGGTAATGTTTCACTTAACATTACATATAATGCTCCAAATACATTCTCGGTTGTTGGTTTAAATATATCAGTTACTAATGATGGTACAGTAGGTAACATTTATATAACAGGTAACATACAGAACGCGTTTCCTGACAAATACTGGGAGTATAAAGATTTTGTATCGAAGGATATTTTTATTGTAGACTCTTCGTACGAGATACCTGATGAAGATATAAGTTTATACTTGCATAAACCTTCTTTTATGAGATACATTAACATCTTATTTAATGTAGAAGTTGAATATGATACTGCTACAGTTTATAAAACTATTAAAAAGAAAGTATATAATGATTGGGAGATAAATAGATTAGCGGTAATCGCACAAGTAAATAGAGAAGAAGGTTATCGTTCTAACAACTATCCTAAGGATTATTAATGGCTGCAGCATCTCGTCTAGGTGATTTAAGTACCGGTCACATATGTTTTCCTCCTACTGCTTGTATTAGTACTTCCGCTACAAAAACATATTTTAATGGTATATTAGCACAAAAACAAGGATCTAGGTTTAACTCTCACCGATGCGGAAAGACAACTCATGCAGGATCCCAAAGGGCAACTTCTTCTGGTTCTAGTACTGTGTTTATAGAAGGAGCTCGAGCTGTTAGAATTGGAGATTCCATTGCCTGTGGAGATACTGTAGCACAAGGTTCACCTAACGTACAGATTGGCGGATAAATAATTAAATGGCATCCATTATCCGCAAAACCAGACAATTTTCAGATATAAATTTATTATTCACACCGCATCCGTCTACTAAAGATATTACTATTAAAACAGATGAGGATGCAGTGAAGGCATCTATTCGAAATTTAATTTCTACTACTAATTTTGAAAGACCCTTTCATCCCGAAATAGGATGTCAAATTTATGGGTTATTATTTGAAAATTTAGATCCAGTAACTTTAGAAGTAATGAAGCAGACTATTATAGATGTAGTTGAAAAATTTGAACCAAGAGCTGCCGTTCTAGACGTTTTACTTAATGATAATTTAGATAAAAATTCTATAGAAGTAGAAATAATTTTTAGACTGGTAAATAACGAAAGACCAGTTTCCATAAAAACAGCAATCTCAAGAGCAAGGTAATGGCTAATTTAAGAATAGCTGAATTAGATTTTGATGCAATAAAATCTAACCTAAAAGAATATTTACAATCTCAAGACACATTCAGTGATTATGATTTTGAAGGATCAGGTTTATCTATTCTACTAGATATTCTTGCCTATAATACCCATTATAATGCCTACCTTGCTAATATGGTAGTAAATGAAATGTTTTTAGATTCTGCGGTTAAAAGATCTTCCGCAGTAAGCATTGCAAAGCATTTAGGATATACACCTACTTCCATTACCGGTTCAACTGCGGTATTAGATGTAACTGTCACAAACCCTTCAGGTAACCCTACATCTCTCACCCTAGAAAGATATACTACCTTTACATCTACAATTAATAGTACAACATATAATTTTTTAACTATTGAGCCGGTTACTACAACACCTGTAGATGGAGCGTATATTTTTAATGACGTCACTGTCAAAGAAGGAACTCAATTACAGTATTCTTATACTGTAGTTTCTCCAGGACCGGATGAAAAATATGAGATACCTAATAGCGGTGTAGATGTATCTACATTGTATGTAACAGTTCAAACATCCTCATCAGACTCTACTACCGAAGTATATACTAGAGCAACCGATACAACAACTTTTTCTAATGCCTCATTAGTTTATTATTTGGAAGAAAATACTCTAGGTAATTATCAAATTTATTTTGGTGATAATATACTAGGTAAAAAGCTAACCGCGGGTAATATTGTTAAGATTGAATATTTGGTTTGTGTAGGCGCAGAAACTAATGTTTCTAATTTAGTAGATCAAACATTCGGTTTAAGCGGTACCATTGGTGGGTCTAGTAACGTGGTTATTCAAGTAGCTAGCAATTCGACTGGTGGCGCAGATCGAGAGTCTATTTCTTCTATAAAGTTTAATGCTTTAAGAAGCTATCAATCTAGAAATAGAGCTGTTACTAAAGCTGATTATTCGGATATTATTAAGACAGAATATCCAAATATTGAAGCTGTATCAGTTTGGGGAGGAGAAGAAAATATTCCTCCAAATTATGGTAAAGTGTATATCTCACTTAAACCGTATGAAGGGTTTATAGTGAGTAATGTGGTGAAAGAGGAAATTAAAACTCAGATTTTAGCTCCTAGACAGATGCTAACAGTATCACCTGAGTTTGTAGATCCAGATTACATTTATGTAAATTTATTAGTTAATATTGAATATAATAAAAATTTAACTACCCTATCCTCGTCTAGCATTGCTAGTTTAGCTCGTTCAGAAGTAAATGATTATTTTAGTGACAGTTTACAGCAATTTAATTTACCGTTTTACTATTCTCAACTATTACAACGGTTAACTAATATAAATCCTTCGGTTCTTAATGTACTGTCAGAAGTTAGAATTCAAAAACGAATTACACCTATATTAAACGTAGGTAATTCTTACGTAGGTGATGCTGTTATTAAATTTAATAATAAACTTCATCCTAATGGTCTACAATCAACAAGATTCTTTATTACACAGGGTAATTTGACTGTACCGGTAAGAATGGCAGATCAACATTTACCAGTAGACGGCGCACCAGATTACGAAGGTACAGGTGAAATTTACTTATATAATCCAGAAAATAATATTACTATTGATACTATCGGTACTATTAATTACGCAACGGGTGATGTTATTATTAACTCATTTACCCCAACTGGATTTCCAACAGGTATGTTTGATATTAGAATTACCTGTGAGGCTCAAGAATCTAGCTACAATATTACTTCATCAAGAAATCAAATTATCGTATTAGATGATACCACTGAAAGTGAAAGCTCAAATCGTATCTCTGGTTTAACCATTATTGCTACTCCAGTATAATGTCTTCTACAAGAATAAAAGAACGCTTATCGACACTGGTACCTTCCCAGCTACCAGAATTCATTCGCACGGATTATACTACGTTCGTCGCTTTTTTAGAAGCATACTATGAGTACTTAGAGCAGGATGGATACGCACAAGAGCTTATTCAGAACTCTAGAAAATATAGTGACATAGATTTAACTGTAGATAGTTTTATTGATTACTTTATTAAGCAGTACATTGACACAATACCTAAAGAAATTTTAGTTAACAAGAAATTATTAATTAAAAATATAAAAGACTTATATAATACTAAGGGTTCAAAAAAATCCTATGATTTATTATTTCGTATTTTATTTAATAAAAGAGTTGAGGTTTTTTATCCATCCACGCAGATTTTAAAAGCATCTGATGGAAAATGGAAACAAAAAACATCTTTCTTTATGCAAGTTCTATCTGGTCAGCCTGATATATTATTAAACAATACTGCTTTAATAAAAACAGATACCTCGTTTTATCCTATCGTCATTGAAGGTATTAATTCGGCTTATAATATTAATGGGTTAGTAAACGATGTAAAAGAATTTTTATTTACCAATGATAAAAATTATCCTTTAGATGTTGGTAATGAAATTGAGTATGAAAATTTTAAAGGAAGAATTGTTGCAGTTCCTAATAAAGTAACTGTAATAAATCCTGGCACCGGATTTAAAGTAGGAGATATTTTACCCGTAACTGCTGGTGTCGGGTTTGGCGCTAGGTTAAAGGTAAGCAGAATAAACTCTACGGGTGGAATTAGAAACGCTCAGTTTATTGATTATGGTTATGGATATGAAGGTAGTTTTTATAATTATTTTACTTCAAGAGAAGGTATCCCTCAAACCAGCAC